TTATAAATAGATTTTTAGAAAACGCAGAACATAGAATTAATTTAGATATTCCTATGGATTCTGATAGAATTATGGCGCAAGGACAATTTGCACAAAACTTTAATAGTATCACAGTTCCTACAAAAGCTTTATTTGTAAGAGGTGTACAAGTATTTAATTCAACAACAGCTACTACAGAACAAGGTTTTTGGTTGGAAAGAAGAGATCAAACTTTTATTACTGAATATGTAGGTGAAGCTACAGGACCTTCTGGGGGTCAAGCAGCACAAAATGTAAAAGGTTTACCTAAATACTATTCTATGTTTGGTGGTGCTACTACAGGAGTAAACACAGCTACTTCTGGAGCTATATTTGTAGCTCCAACACCTGATCAAAATTATCAATATATTATCCATTATAATGCTCAACCAACTGGTTTAGAAACTAATACAGCTGGAACGTATGTTAGTAATTACTTTCCACAAGGCTTATTATATGCATGTTTAGTAGAAGCATTTATGTTTTTAAAAGGTCCAACAGATATGTTGACACTATATGAAAATAGATATAAAACAGAGTTACAAAAGTTTGCAGCGATGCAAGTTGGAAGAAGAAGAAGAGACGATTACACGGATGGAACAATAAGAATTCCAATCGAGTCACCGCCTCAATAATTAGGAGAAAAATATTATGGCAATAACATCAGCAGTATGTAACAGTTTTAAAACAGAAGTTTTACAAGCATTACATAATTTTACAGCGTCATCTGGAAACACGTTTAAAATAGCTTTATACACAAGTAGTGCTACTTTAAATAAATCAACAACAGCTTATTCAACAACAAATGAAATTACTAACACATCAGGTTCAGCTTATACTGCAGGTGGTGCAACACTTACAAGTGTAACTCCAGCTTTATCAACTGATACTGCATGTTGTGATTTTGCAGACGTTAGTTTTACTTCTGCTTCATTCACAGCAAACGGATGTTTAATTTATAATGATACAAACTCTGATAGAGCAGTTTGTGCTATTGCATTTGGTGGAGATAAAACTGTATCAAGTGGAACTTTCACAATTCAATTTCCAACAGCAGACGCATCGAACGCAATTCTTCGTATAGCGTAGAGGTAGCGACGGATGTCCGTTACTAGAACTTTTACAGTAACGGTAGTTAATACCGGTTCAGGAAATAAATATTTTATTGATGGTGTACAACAAGCCACAATAAATATTGCTGAAAACGGAACTTATAAGTTTGATCAATCAGATAATTCTAACACTAGTCACCCTTTTAGATTTTCAACAACAAGCGATGGAACACATGGTGGTGGTTCTGAATACACAACTAATGTAACTACAAATGGTGTTCCTGGTCAAGCAGGAGCATATACTCAAATAACAGTCGCTGAAAGCGCACCAACTCTTTACTACTATTGTCAATATCATTCTGGAATGGGTGGACAAGCAAACACCGTTGATGACAATACTTGGGGAATGTGGGCATGGAGCACTAATGAATGGGGTGATCAAGGTCCTATAGATTTTACTCCAACTGGAGTATCGGCTACATCAAGTGTTGGATCCGTCATTGCTTCTCCAAGTGTTACTGTTGAATTAACAGGTCAATCTGTAACATCTTCAGTAGGTTCGCCAAATCTTGATTTAACTTCTAATGTATCTTTAACAGCACCATCTGAGTTAACAACTGCGATTGGTTCTGTTACAGCAGCTAATTCCGATGGTTGGGGTAGACAAGAATGGGGAAACTCTGCTTGGGGTGTAGATTACTCTGTTTCATTAACCGGTTTAAGTACTACATCTAGTGTTGGAACCATTGTTGCTGCTCAATTTATTTCTGCAGAATTAACTGGAGTAAGTGCTACTTCTTCACTAGGATCACTAAACACTGGTCAACTTTCAGTTGCAGCTTTGACAGGGGTTAGTGCAACAACAGAACTTGGAAGTTTTGATAATGCTGGTACTTTAGTTGGTTGGGGTAGAAATGGTTGGGGTGAAGAACCTTATGGAGATTCATTTAATAAATTAGAACAACTAGCCGGAGTTAGCGCAACAGGTAGTGTTGGTTCTTTAAGTTTTGATTTAACGTCTGTAGTATCTCCAACAGGAGTCAGTGCAACAACTAGTGTTGGTTCTTTAAGTTTTGTTATAGATTCTACACCTGTCATAACAGGGGTTAGTGCAACTGCTAGTGTAGGAATTCTAGACCCAGATCAAGATATTGTTGGGTTATCTGGATTTGGAATGACTTCTAACGTTGGATCTATTTCACCTGCTGATGTTGAAGGATTAACAGGATTGTCTACAACCTCTTCTGTAGGAGATGTAGAAGTAGTACAAACTGAAATTATACTTCCAACGGGTGTGTCTTCAACAAGTAGTGTAGGATCTCTTACACTAGAAATAGGAGTTCCATTAACAGGAGTCTCATCAACAGCAAGCACAGGGTCTATCACACCTACCGATGTTATGGGATTAACAGGAGTACAAGCAACAGCTAGTGTAAACGCTGACGGGTTGATTCTTAAATATTTTGGAAAACTAACACCTAAAGTCAGTTCTGGTTATACAACAAAAACACCTAAAGTCAGCTCTGGTTATACAACAAAAACACCTGCATAATTGTGTTTGACTTGACAATAAATAAATATTATAAACAACAACTATTAGGAGTATAAAAGTATGGCATCAACATTTTCAGATCTTGGAATAGAACTAATGGCAACTGGTGAAAACGCCGGTACATGGGGAACAAAAACTAACGCAAATTTAAACCTTATTGAACAACTTACAGGTGGGTATAATTCTCAAGCTGTAACTGATTCAGGAACGCCGACTGCTTTAACAATAGCAGATGGTGCATTAACAGGTACTGCTCAACAAAGAGTCATAGAACTTACAGGATCAATATCTGGTAGCAGAGTTGTTACTTTTCCAGTTAATACAGAGAATTTTTATTTTATTAAAAACAGTACATCAGGTGCACAAACAGTTCAGCTAAAAGCTGCATCTGGTTCTGGTGCAACGGTAACTTTTGCAACAGGCGATAAAGGTTGGAAAATTATTTATCTTGATGGTGTTGCAACTAACACAGGTGTTTACGAAATTGAGGCAGTCAACGCTGCACTTAGCGCTATTGGTGCTTTAACACCAACTGACAGTAATATAATTGTTGGTAATGGTTCAACATGGATTGCAGAAAGCGGATCTACTGCTAGAACTTCTCTTGGTGTAGCCATTGGAAGTGATGTACAAGCTTATGATGCTCAATTAGCAGACATTGCAGGTTTAGCTGTGACTAACGGTAATTTTATTGTTGGTGATGGTTCAAACTTTGTTGCAGAGTCTGGAGCAACTGCAAGAGCTTCTCTTTCTTTAGATACAGGTAACGATGTTCAATTTGATTCGTTTGGTGTTGGTACTGCAGCGTCAGGTACTACAGGAGAGATAAGAGCTACAAATGATGTAACTGCTTTTTATTCTTCAGATGTTGCATTAAAAGAAAATATTATAAATATACCAGATCCATTAGAATCTTTAAAAAAATTAAACGGTGTTTTATTTGATTGGAAAAAAGAATACATAGATCAAAGAGGTGGCGAAGATGGCTACTTTGTTAGAAAAAAAGACGTAGGTGTTATTGCACAAGAGGTAGAAAAAGTTTTACCAGAGGCTGTTGCAGAAAGACCTGATGGTATAAAAGCTGTCAAATACGATAGACTAACTTGTTTACTTATTGAGGCAGTAAAAAAACTTTCAGCGCAAGTAGAAGTTTTAAGTAAAAAGGAGAGCTAACATGGCTGTCCCTAGCACTAATACAAGTTTATCAGATATACAAACTGAGTTTGGTGGTTCAAACCCAATAGAAATGGAAGAATACTATTCTAATGGACCATTAGTCCCTTCGGCTGCACCAGCACCTAATGGACCTATTCCAACAAGTGGACAAATATCTATTGGACAATTTAGAGGTTCAGAAAATTTAAGTTTTATACAAGCAACAGGTGGAACTGTTACTACATCTGGAGATTTCAAAATTCATACATTCACAAGTGGGGGAACTTTCTGTGTTTCTGCCATTGGAAGTAATCCAGCTTGTAACGTAGTTGATTATTTGGTCGTTGCTGGTGGTGGAAGCGGTGGTGGTAGATTTGGCGGAGGCGGAGGAGCCGGAGGATTTAGAGAATCACCTGGATCTAAAGGAGGCTCTTACTCTACTTCACCAAAAGCTGGAGGATCTGCAATACCTGTTTCTGCACAAGGTTACCCTGTTTCAGTTGGAGGGGGTGGCTCTAACTCAAGTATTGGTCCAATCACATCTACTGGCGGAGGCCCTGGCGGAGGTTCAACTCCACCTACTTTTTCATCACCAGGAAGCCCTGGAGGATCCGGTGGCGGTACTTATAGACAACCACCATCAAACGCAGGAGCTGGAAATACTCCACCAGTAAGTCCCCCACAAGGTAATGGCGGAGGTGGTCAACCTAATCCAGCCAATTTTGGCGGAGGAGCCGGCGGAGGAGCCGGCGGAGGCGGTCCCAGTAGTGCTAGCGGAAATGGTGGAAGTGGTACTACTACTTCAGCTTCAGGAAGCCCAACTTGTTATTGTAAAGGAGGAGGATCAACTTTTGCTCCTAGTAGAGACGGCGGTCCTTCAAATAGAGGACAAGGTGGCGGAGGTGGTAGAGGAAACCCAGGAAGTAATTTTGGAGGAGGATCCGGTATAGTAATTTTAAGATACAAATACCAAGCGAGTTAAAAAATTATGGCACATTTTGTAAAAATATCAGAAGAGAATCAAGTGCTTTCAATAATGGTAGTTGCTGATTCGGACACACAAAACGAAGAAGGCGTGGAAACTGAATCTGTTGGACAAAATTTTTGTCAAACGCATTTTAGTTGGCCTGCAAATTTATGGATACAATGTTCTTATAATACTTTTGAAGGAGTTCATCGTAATCCTGATACTTTAGAACCTTCAGCAGATCAAACAAAAGCTTTTAGAGGAAATTATCCACAAATAGGAGATACTTGGGATTTTGAAAATAATATTTTTATTAAAGAAAAACCATATCCTTCTTGGATTAAAAATGTTTCTCGAGCTAGATGGGAAGCACCTATCGAAGAACCGGCGCTAACTACAGAACAAGAAAATCAAAATAATGCCAAAACTCACCAATGGCATTATGATTGGGACGAGACAAATCAAAATTGGAATTTAGTTGATTTTTTAGTATAATATTTTATTAATACTATTTAGAATGGATAAAAAAGTACTAAGTGAGCAGGCCTTATACTATGGTGATTTAAAAATGCCACAAGGTTTTGAAATAAATTCATATAAATTATGTGAAGACATATTTAAATATTCTTTTTTTAGAAATGAATTTTCATTTTCTAAAGAATGGGAAAAACTAAATAATTATATAAAAGAATTTATTTTAGTAAAACATAAAATAAATTTAATAAACAAAGAATCTAAAGGTAATGTTTATTACCCTAATCAAACCACACAACCTATGTGTGATGTAGATCCAGTAGATTTAAAAAACTCACCTGATTACACTATGTTATATGGAGTGCATACTAAAAATTGTTATGTAAAAATTTTTTATGCAGACAACAGAAGAAAAGGTAGAGATTGGACTGTTGAGTTAAAAAAAAACAAATATATTATTTTCCCATCTACCCATAAATATATAATCATAAACTATCAAAAAAAGTTATTAAATTTTGTTCAAACAATTACTTATGAAGGTGCGTACGATTAATGACAGCCCAGCCTAAAAAATTTAAAGAACCTTCTAAATTCTGGTATTTTAAAAACGCCTTACCTCTAAAATTTTGTGATGATGTAATTAAATTGGGGTTATCTAAAACAGAGGAAATGGCAAGAACAGGTGGTTTTGAAGGAAAAAAATTATCGAAAGAACAGATTAAAGCTATAAAAAATACTAGGAATTGCAATATCACTTGGTTAAATGACAATTGGATTTATAAAGAATTACATCGGTATGTTCAAATAGCAAATGAAAATGCAGGTTGGAACTTTCAATGGGATTTTTCTGAATCGTGTCAGTTTACAAAATACAAATTAAACCAATATTATGATTGGCATTGTGATAGTTGGCTTGCCCCTTATGAAAAAGAAGGACCAGAACATGGTAAAATTAGGAAGCTGTCTATGACTTGTCAACTAACAGACGGATCAGAATATAAGGGAGGGGAGTTAGAATTTGATTTTAGAGATTATGATCCTGCGCTAAGGGATGAATTAAAACATGTAGTGCAAGCAAAAGAAATTTTACCAAAAGGATCTATAATAATTTTCCCTTCAAACATTTGGCACAGGGTAAAACCAGTAACATCAGGCACAAGATATAGTCTTGTATTATGGCACTTAGGGAATCCTTTTAAATAATATGCAAGCAAGTAATTATTTTCCAACAACAATTTGGTTTGACTATAAACCAGAATTTTTAGAATCACTTAATAAGGCTTCTGATAAATATATTAAAGATGCAAAAAAATCTAAAAAAGAATACATAAAACAATATGGTGATTTTGGAACAAGTTATCACTCTACTACTTTAATAGGGGACACTAAGTTTCTAGATTTTAAAAAATATATTGGTGAAAAATCTTGGCAATTTTTAGATGCACAAGGTTTTGATATGTCACATTATCAAACTGTATTTTCAGAAATGTGGGTACAAGAATTTGCTAAAAAAGGTGGTGGTCACCACAGTGCTCACGTACATTGGAATCAACATGTATCGGGTTTTTATTTTTTAAAATGTAGTGATAAAACATCTTATCCTATTATGCATGAACCAAGAACAGGTGCAAGATCTACTAAATTAAAAATTAAACCTGAGAACGAGACAGTATGGCCTGGTGCTGATCTAATTAATTTTAGACCTAAACCGGGAACTGTAATGATATTTCCAGGTTACTTAGAACATGAATTTGCTGTAGATTTAGGTATAGACCCTTTTAGATTTATACATTGGAACATACAAGCAATACCAAAAGAAATGGCTAAAGGTGCTTAATATACAAAAATTTTTTCCTACTTTAATTGCAACTGCGGTTAACCCTAACCATAGTTTAATAGAAGAAACATTAATAAAAGAATGTTTTAACATACAGGAAAATACTTTGTCGGGTGGACAGGATTGGGTGTCTAATGAAACTTATAATACATTAGGTAAACACAATATATTTTTTAATAAAAAATTTAATCAACTTAATACATTTGTTTTAAATTCTATAAATCATTTTTGTGACAATTTAAATATCAATAAAAAACATATCCCTGTCGAACCTGATTCTTGGTTTAATATTTATAGTGAAGGAGATTATCAAGAATACCACCGTCATCCACAGAGTATAATTAGTGCCGTATATTTTTTAAAATCAGACAAAGACTGTGCAAAAATACATTTTAAAAGTCCTGTAATAGACATGATGCCTCCTATCTATAATAAACATACAGTTGATACTTTTGAAAAAATACATTTTCAACCCGTACCAGGTTTGTTATTAATTTTTAGAAGTTACCTTGAGCACTGTGTTGAAAAACAAAAATCAAAAGAAAAAAGAATAACCCTGGCTTATAATTTTTAATGTATAAAATAATAGATAATTTTTTAAAAAATGATGAGTATTTTTCCCTGAAGGAAAGAATGAATTCTTCTTATTTTCCTTGGTATTTTCAAGAAAAATCTGCATCAATAAAGTCTAAGAGTAAAAAAATATTTCATTTTAGCCACAACTTATATAAAGAAGAAGATGGTGGTTATAGAACTTCAGAAGATTTTTATTTGGTAAAACCTTTAATTAAGAAACTTGAAGTTAAAAGTTTGATTAGAATAATGGTAAATTTAAAAACCCTTGATTCTAAAATTATAAAAGGAGAATATCATACAGATCAACCATATGATTGTAAGGTGGGTTTATATTATATCAACACAACAAATGGTTATACAAGAATAGGTGACGATAAAGTTAATTGTGTACAAAATAGAATGGTGTTATTTAATAGCGATGTTGAACATTATGCTACAAATTGCACAGACCACAAACAAAGAATAGTTATAAATATAAATTATTTTTAATATGTATAAACACACCTTTAATTATTATTTATTAGAAGAACATGTGCCTATTACAAAGGATGCTTTAAAAACAATTAAACAGGTTCCATTAGAAAAAGACAAAAATAATCCTGATATGAATTTAAATTCATACCACTTAACCTATAGTAACCCAGAAGAAAATGAACAATTTAAAAAATATATTGGCACACAATTAGAATTAATATTTAAAAAATATAATTTAACTTTAAAAAATTGTTGGGTTCAAAAATATTTAAAAAATAGCTATCATTCTCTACACACACATGGTCTAAATTATAATGAAAAATCATTTGTTTGGTTTATAGAAGGAGATGAAAAATCCTTATGACGTAGGTTTTCCTTATGTTAACACACAGCAATCTATATCTTTTAAATTTGTACCTGGAACACTTTTAATATTTCCTGGTTTTTTACCGCATGAAGTTGTTCCAAATAAAAACAACAAGAGATTAATAGTGAGTGGAAATGTCTTTTAAAAAAAATAAATATACAATTATTCGTAATGCAATATCAAAAGATTTAGCAGTTTTTATTGCTAATTATTTTAGCATACAGAAACAAGTTTATGATACCTGTTTAAGGGAAAGATATATTTCACCTTTTGAAGATATTTTAGGATCGTATGAAAATAAAAATGAACAAATACCAGACACTTATTCTCAATATGGAAACATTGCTATGGAAACTTTAATGTTAAAATGCCAACCACAAATGGAAAAAGTGACTGGACTTAAATTATATCCATCTTACACATATGCTAGAATATATAAAAAAGGTGATGAATTAAAAAGACATAAAGACAGGTTTAGTTGTGAGATATCTACTACCATGAACTTAGGTGGAGATGCGTGGCCAATATATTTGGAACCATCAGGAGAGACCGGCAAGAAAGGTATTAAAGTAGATTTAAAACAGGGTGATATGTTAGTCTATTCTGGTTGTGAGTTAGAACATTGGAGAAACAAATTTAAAGGTGACGAATGTATACAAGTTTTTTTGCATTACAATAATTCTGAAACAAACGGTTCTAAAGAAAACATGTTTGACAAACGGTTACACCTAGGTCTCCCCTCTTGGTTTAAATCAAAGTAAAGCTTTGAAAAATTTTATAAACTATTTATCAGACTCTGTTTTAGCAACTCCAGAACAACAGGAAAAAGAAATTTGGGACGTAGAAGGTAGGCTAAAAAACGGCAACCAGACTTTTAAATTTGATATTCGACCCTTAAAAGAAGTTAATAATAGAGCTGAAAAAACAGGTTACTTTAAATCAAAATCTGATAAGATGGTATTTGAAACAATTAATCAATGGATTATATTTGATACTGAAGAGTTAAATGAGTACGTTAAATCTATGGATAAAAGAGATTTTAACCTAGATGAATTGCTTGATAATTTGTCTTGGAATTTAATAATTCATAAAGTAGAGTAAAACCATGCTACAAAAATTAGGATTTTTACCAGGATTTAACAAACAAGTTACATCGACAGGTGCTGAATCACAGTGGACCGGTGGAGAAAATGTACGTTTTAGGTACGGAACACCTGAAAAAATAGGTGGTTGGTCTCAATTAGGAAATAGTAAGTTAACAGGTGCAGCCAGAAGTTTGCATCACATGGTCAATAAAAATTCTATTAAATTTGCAGCCATAGGGACTAATAGAATTTTATACGTATATTCTGGTGGTGTTTACTATGATATACATCCTTTGGTTAATCCATCAGGAACAGCTATTACAAGTGCGTTTAGCACGAGTAATGGATCACCTACAGTAACGATAACAGCAAATTCAAATGGGTTTCAAGCAGGAGATATAGTTTTGTTTGGTGATGCTTCTACTTTTAGTACTATCACTAACTCTAATTTTGGAGCTTCTGATTTTGCTGATAAAAAATTTATGGTTACATCTATTATAGATGCTAACAATTTTACAATTACAATGCCTAGTAATGAAACTGGAAGTGGAGCTTCTACCTCTGGAGGAATAACCTATTATAGATACTACCATGTTGGGCCCGCAGAACAACTTGGTGCATTTGGTTGGGGTATATCTCTGTGGGGTGGTAATATACTTTCATCATCAACAACAACTTTAAATGGATCACTTAGTGCTAATGCATTTGGTACGGGTGGATCAGGAACAAATATTACGTTAACAAGCACAACAGGATTTCCAACCACAGGTACAAATTTTATTCAGGTTGGAACAGAAGAAATTTCATACACAGGTGTATCCGGTAATGATTTAACAGGCATTACTAGAAACGTTAGGGGAACTACAAACGCATCTCATTCTAGCGGAGACACCGTAACTAATACTTCTAGCTGGACGGGGTGGGGTTCTGCTGCAGTTAACACTGATACGGTAACAGATCCTGGTTTGTGGTCTTTGGATAATTTAGGAAGCACGTTAATTGCTTTAATACACAATAATGAATGTTTTCAATGGAACGCAGATGCATCAAATGCAACAGCAACAAGAGCAACTATTATATCAGGTGCACCAACAGCGTCACGAGATATGATAGTGTCTACTCCTGATCGTCACTTAGTTTTTTTTGGAACAGAAACAACTATAGGTGATAAAACTACACAAGATGACATGTTTATAAGATTTTCGTCTCAAGAAAATATAAATGATTATACACCTACAGCTGAAAATAGTGCTGGTACACAAAGACTGGCCGCCGGATCACGGATCATGGGTAGTAAACTAGGTAGAAATGCAATTTATATTTGGACTGATACATCTTTATTTACCATGCGTTTTGTTGGAACTCCGTTTACATTTGCCTTTGAACAAGTTGGTACAAACTGTGGATTGATTGGTATGAATGCAGCTGTTGAAGTTGATGGGGCTGCGTACTGGATGTCTGATAATGGTTTTTTTAGATACACTGGTAAACTAGAATCGATGGATTGTTTGGTAGAAGATTTTGTTTATGATAATATTAATACTACATCTAATCAATTTATATATGCTGGAATTAATAACTTGTTTGGAGAAGTGACTTGGTTTTATCCATCTTCTACATCTAATCTAGTTAACAGTTCTGTTACATATAGTTATTTAGATTCAACAGCCAAAAGACCTATATGGTTTACAAACACAAGTAGTTTATTTCCAAGAACAACTTGGGAGGATTCTTCCGTATTTGGATTGCCTCACGCAACTCAATATGATGCTGATGATGATGTATCTTTTGATGTAATAGGAAATACAGATGGTGTTACGTATTACTATGAACATGAAACAGGAGTTAATCAAGTAAGAGGAGGAGTAACTTCAGCTATTCCTGCTAATATTACATCAGGTGATTATGATATTACGCAAAAAGTTGTTAGAGGAGCAGCTACAAACATGGCTGACCTTAGAGGTGATGGTGAAAATATTATGAGAGTTAGTAGGATCATTCCTGATTTTATATCTCAAGAAGGAGAAGCTATTATACAATTAGATTTAAGAAATTATTCTAATGATGCAGCATCAAGCTCTTCATTAGGTCCTTTTACAGTAACAAGCACAACAGATAAAGTAGATACACGTGCAAGAGCAAGAGCTATAGCTCTTACAATATCTAACACTGCAATAGATACTAGTTGGAAATTAGGTACTTTTAGATTAGATATACATGCTGGAGGAAGAAGATAATGGCAAAGATAGTACAAACATTAACTAGAGCAAGTAATGAATACGAACAAGACGTAGCACAGTCTTTGGTTAGAGATTTAGATGCGGTGTTGGAAAAACTTAACACTACATTTCAAGAAGAATTAAAACAGGAGATAGAAGCTAGAAGTTTCTTTTTAGATTAATGGCAGTAGTAAACCAATATAAATTTAAAGGTATAGATAATGATACAAGTGGTAGTGC